GCAAAAAGCAGCAGATGAAATACCAGATGCTAGGGATTTTTTCAAAAAAGGAAGAGAAGCAATAGAAGATATGCAAGATGCTATTGGCATAAGAAATCTTCATGAAATAGTTAGTAAAAATCAATCAATACCACCCGATGTTACATTTCTTGATAGAATAGTTAAGCCCAAAAAACCAGAACCTCTTAAAAGAACATTAAATTTTGTAAAAAGAGAATTAGGAGCAGATGAAGCTAATATATTAAGAGAGAGATTAGCTGGGCAATATCTTAAAAATGCTCTTGATAAAACTCAATTTAAAGCTGATGACGTTAATTCATTTAAAGGAGCTAATTTTTCACAAGCTATTGATAGACTAGGAGACAACACAGGAAAATTATTATTTGGAGATAATTTTGATCAAGTTAAGTCATTAGCTGATCAAATTAGACAAACAACTATTCCTGGTCAAACTGGTGTTATTGATGTCCAAAGAGCTTTAGATGGTGCTATTGCAAGTCAAGCACCTGATGCTTTAGTTAATACTTTAAAAGAAATACAATCAGCACAAGCTGCAAAGAAAACATTTCAAGATAATAATATTATATCAAAGATAACTAGAAATGAATCCATAGGTGCTGATGAAGCTGCCTCTTATTTTGCTACGGCTGGAAAAGCTAGTGATATAGAAGAAGTTATGAAAAGACTTGACGATGAGGGTAAAAATGCAGTCAGAGGTCTTTACATGAAAAATTTATTAGATGATTTCGGACCTGATGTGTTGATAAGAGGCGAACAATTAAAAGCAATGGCTAAATCTTTTAATAGAGCCGCTGAAGGTGGTAAATTAAAAAGTATATTTGGTGAAGAGATGGGTTCTGAAATGGAGCGATTTGGCAAGGTTTTAGAATTAAACACCAAAACAGCAGATGGAGGTGATTTGATAGCCGCCAATATTGCAGCAGCTCCATTAGAAAATATTGCTAATTTAGTTAGGTTTGCAGTTGTTGGCAGATTGTTTACTCATGCCCCAACATACAAAGCTGTATTAAAGGATTATGATGCTAGAATAAAAGGTGTAACACCATCACAGAGATCTAAAATATTAGGAGATGCTATAGGTTCAGCACTTGTTCAGTTTACAGTACAGCAAGGACAAGAAGGAGCTAGAGAAACAGCGCAACAAGTTACTGCTGGTTTAGAGAGCGCAGGAGTTGACTTAGGAGCTATAAACGATCAATTGTCCGCAATACGATCTCCTGCTCCAAATACGGGCATAGGGCAAGTAGATGTTTTACAGCCACAACAATCTTCTATAAGACAAAGGGCAGCAGAAAACCCACAAGTGGCTAACGCATTAGGAATTACAGGGGCAACACAGGGGCTATTATAATGAGTTTTAGAGAGGCACTAGAAAAAGTTTTAAAACACGAAGGCGGATATGTGAACGATAAAAATGATTTGGGGGGAGAGACTAATCTAGGGGTGACTAAAAAAACATATACGCAATGGTGTATGGAACAAGACTTTCATCCAAAAGACATGAAAGATTTAACAGTTGATGATGTCGAGCCTATTTATAAACGTAACTATTGGGATCGCATGAAATGTGATGAATTAGACCCAGGCGTTGCCTATTTTATTTTTGATTTTGGTGTTAATAGTGGGCCTAAAAGAGCTGCAGAATATCTACAAGGCGCAGTTGGTTGTACCATCGATGGTTCTATTGGCCCCATTACAATAGCTGCTGCTAACGAAAAGGACTCTATACATATAATAGACCAGCTACACCGTGAACGTCAGCATTTCTACGAAAATCTAAAGACTTTTGAATACTTTGGCAAAGGTTGGACTAGGCGCAATCAAGAAGCAAAAGACTCTGCTTTAAAATTGTGCAAGTAACCAAATAGCTAGTTTCATTGATATGTTTTGTTGTATGAACCAAGACATCAAGAACATTGAAACTAACAGAAATATAGATAAAAATATATTTTCAGTCATACATTAACCGCATTTAAACCAATCTTACTATTAGAGTAATGTTGATTGTAATGATCTACAACTAATTTCTCTAACTGATGCTTTAAACTCCTGTGTTCCTTATCACAAATTATTAATAACTTGTTGTAAGCTTCATGCCCCATTGAAACTGACTTTACTTTAGTTGCGTCTGTCATTAGTATTTATCCCACAAAATTACAATATAATGGATTATAACTCATGAAAAAGTATTTTTCTAGAAATAAATACAATGCTAAAAAAACAGAATATATGGGTATAAAATTTGATTCTAAACTAGAAGCGAATCGATATGGTGAGTTGATTGCCATGCAAAAAGGTGGTTTAATTAAAGACCTGGAACGTCAAGTTCGTTACAAATTAGAAGTAAACAATCAGTTGATAACAACATACGTTGCTGATTTTGTGTATATCAAAATCAATGATGATGGTTCTCAAGAAAAAATAGTTGAGGACGCAAAAGGAGTAGAAACGCCTGTTTTTAAAATAAAAAAGAAGTTGATGAAAGCAGTTCATGAAATTGAGATCATTATTTCTCAAAAAAGATATTGACATAGCAATCATTGCACATTACATCTTAAAATGTATTTTCAACTAAAAGAGGTAAAAATGGAAAATATTAACTTGATAAACGATCTCTCGAACATTGTTGAGAGAAGAAATAGCATCAAAGATCAAATTGAGGTTCTCAAGAAAGAGTTGTCTGTTATTGATAATACTCTCATCGATATGTTTGAGAACGATGCTAAAACTAAGCTTGCTGATAAAGGACAAGATTTTGGAGATGCCACGATTGATTCTGGTGACTTCAAAGTAAAAGTTTCTTTGAAGAAAAAGGTAACATGGAATCAAGAAGGTCTGATGGAGCTTCTCGATGAGATGTCAGTTGAAGAGGCAAAGCACTTTGCTAAAGTCAGCATTACTGTTCCTGAAGCAAAGTTCAACAATGCAACGCCAGAAATTAAAGCAAAGCTATCTCAACACAGGACTGTTGAGCCAGGCACTGTATCTGTTGATATAAGGAGCAAGTGATATGAAGATTATTACTGCTGATGAACGTGCTAAAGAGAAGCGTGGTTTTAAACTTGTAATTGCAGGGGAGTCAGGCATTGGCAAGACTTCCCTTGCAAAAACACTTGATCCTAAAACTACTCTATTTATGGATCTAGAGGCTGGTGATGCTGCCATTGAAGGTGAGCCTATCGATGTAATACGTCCAGCGACATGGCAAGAATGTAGAGATTTTGCTACATTTTTGGGTGGGTTTAATCCATCGCTTTCAGAGGACTCTGCATATAGCGAAGCACATTATAACTATGTGTGTTCAGTCTATGGAGATCCAAATGAAATGCTTGATAAATATGACACTATATTTATCGACTCTATTACTGTTGCTGGTCGGTTGTGTTTTGGTTGGTGTAGCAATCAACCTGAGAACCGATCTGATCGTACAGGTAAATTAGATACTCGTGCAGTCTATGGTATGCACGGAATTGAGATGATGAAGTGGTTGACACATTTGCAACACATTCGTTCTAAAAATGTAGTGTTCGTTGGTATTCTTGATAAAAAAATCGATGAATATGGAAGAACTAATTTTGAGTTGCAAATAGAAGGTTCTAAGACAGGCAGAGAGCTACCAGGCATTGTTGATGAAGTTATTACTATGGCTTCTTTAACAAGTGATGATGGCAAGCAGTTTAGAGCTTTTATCTGTCATACCATGAATCAATGGGGCTACCCAGCCAAGGATCGATCTGGGAAGCTTAATCTTCTTGAAGAGCCAAATCTTCAGAAACTATTTGCTAAGATGTCCACCGTATCAACAGAGCGTGAAATGGAATTTGTAGATCCAAATAATGTAAAACTAGTAGGAGAAGCTAATGCTTGATCTAAACAACGTAAACCTTGAAAACAACAACACTCAAAGCTTTGAGTTAATTCCTGATAGAACTATTGTGAGAGCCGTCATTAAACTTGTTGGTGGCGAAGTTGAGAAGCAAGAGTTTGGTTCTGGTAACTATTTTAAACGGTCTGCCAACACAGGCTCTACTTGGTTGCCAATGGAGTTCACAATTATAGGTGGGCCTCATGACCGCAGAAAAGTTTGGGAAAATATTTTTGTAGATGGACCTAAATTAAATGCCAATGGTGTTTCAATTGCAAAAGAGATTGGTATTCGTACACTACGTCAAATTGTAGATAGTGCGTTTAACATTAAGTCTACTGATAATAGTGCTGAAGCGAGTGCTAAACGTAATCTGGCTGGGGTTCATCAATTAGATAACCTTGAGTTTTGTTTTCGTGTCGGCATTCAAAAGGCTGATGATAATTATCCAGCCAAAAATCGTTTGGGAGCAGTTATTACTCCTGACATGGAAGGCTATATCGTTGGAAACCA